TAATTCTACCCCAGGCTCGGCGAAAGCTAATGGGACTTTAGCTGTTTCGTGGACTGAGATTGCAGATGCTCCGGCATGCGAGATACTTACGATTATTGGTGGAAATCGTCTCGGGACAGGTAATACTGATACTGATGTCTCCGAGGTGCATATCTCAAGGGTCGATCAACTTTCAGGAGTTCCATTCGCTCTGACCGCCGATTGGACGGTCGCTACTGACCCTGACTCTCCTTTCAAACAAACTTTCCCCGACGGTGGAGAGGTACAGGCTTTTGGAGAACTTGGCTCACAGACTGCGGTACTACTAGACGATGGCAAATTTGGCTTCAGAATCACCCAAGTGGATGTTTCTGGAACCGGACTTGTTCTCGATACTCCGATTGATTTTCAGAATATAGACTTTGGAGCATCTAGCCAAGCTACATCAACCAGCCAAGGCGTAATCTACGTCAACGAATCTGGTGTTTGGATTATGGCGAGCGGAGGACTGACAAAAACTCCATATTCTGCTGTGGATGACAGAATCTCTAGACCTCTCGGAAGAGAGTTTACAAAAGACTACACCTTCGTAGGAGCACGAATCGTGAAAGACGATGACAACGAACTATTATTAATCGCATGTCGGGATAATTCTTCGACCAATAACAAAGTTTTGGTCTATCACCTCGTCAAAGAACTTCGAGGATGGGCTGTTTGGACCAAGAATATCTCTTGTTGGCTAAAGGACGGAAAAGACATCTACTTTGGCAGCGCAAGCGATACTTCTGTCTCAAAGTTCGACTACGACCTCGGGGCTGATAATGACTTAGAAATTTACACCGAACTTGTCTTGGAGTGGAACTCCCCAAGTGAAAGCCTCGTCAGTCCTAAAATGGTCTCAATGGCGGGTAGACTTGGAAGCGAAACACAATTTGACTTTTCGATTGATGTTTTTGATAAAGAGTGGTCGTTTTCCAGTCGGATTGCTCTAAACGGAAATGCAGATACTGAATACTCGTGGACTACCTCGGGAGTCGGGGCAAGACTGCCAGCAGTCGGTAGTGGCGCAATAGGAGCCGCTGCGGTAGGTGGGCGGGGCGTAGGTGATGGAAGTTCTCTTATCCCGTCTCGTGGACAACGGAGGCTCGGAATGAGTGAATATCTACGAGTCAGAGGACGATTGACCTCTTTCGATAAATCTCAAAGTGTAATAAACTTATTCACAATATTCTTCGAAACAGCAGGACAGGCTGAAGCATCTAATTTAACTTAATTATCATGGCTGACAGCACAAGCGTAACCGACTTCAACATTGGACATTTTTTTAATGTTTCAACGGTGACCAATACAGTCTCCGCGACCGCGACTTTTGGAATTAAGATTACAAAAGCTTTTGTTGACAAAGACGGAGCTGTAATTACCGGGAATTTCTTCTTAAACATTCTCGATCCTGATAATAATAAAGTCGAAAGAATCTACGTTCCTGCTTCTGGTGTTTCTACCGACGGTCTGACAATCGGAGTTGAAACGACTGGTGAGGTTACGAGAGGACTAAAACCAACCGGAAATGATGTTGATAATGGCTCTTCGACTTATTCATTTAAATTAAGATCAGGAATGATTGTGGCAGCAACGATGGATCCGATTATTATTACAGAATTTCAAAGAGCTTTGCTGGCTGAGATATCTTGCAAGATCAAGTTCGGAGCAAATCCAACCTTCGACGCTGGAATATCAATCGCGCCAAACACCTACGCAACAGTCGCCGCGCGAAACGCTGACATCCCCTCACCATCTGACTGGCTTTTTGCCGGAGTCGATGATACTGGAATGACCTACTACAACCCAACAACAGTTCAGTGGGAAACTCTCGGCTCTGAAACCCCAACCCCAACCGCAACAAATGTAGTTCAAGGCAAAGTATATAAAGCATCAGTAGCAAATCAAGGAGCGCAAACAGCTGGTGTATATGCCCTAATGGCAGAGAATCTCGTAAAAACAAGTAGCGGAGCAGCAGATGAAAATAAAGTGCCAGTGCTAAACGCAGACGGAGACATAGAAGATGGTTTTATCCCAAGCACAATCGGTATTACAGGTGAAATAAAACTGTGGTCAACCGCATCTGCTCCGACTGGGTGGCTCATCGCAAACGCTGCTGCGGTGTCTCGGACAACTTACGCTGCTCTTTTCGCAGTCGTCGGAACGACATACGGAGTCGGCGACGGCTCGACAACTTTCAACCTGCCTGATTTCAGAGGAAGAACGCCGATTGGGGCTGGGACGGGCGATGCAGCGGATGCGACTGCTCACGCCCTCGCTGATACAGAAGGAACTGAAACTCACCAGCTTACTGAGAACGAAATGCCATCGCATACTCACGATATTACGCTAAAAGGGATTGGTGGTTCTGGCGGTCAATCAATTTATTCATATGTTACAGGAGATGTTGCCATAACTTCTGATTCAAAAGGAGGTGATGCAGCTCACAACAACCTCCAACCATCCCTCACAATCAACTTTATTATCAAGACTTAAACAACTTAATGCTTAATCTATACCAATCACGAATAGGAGAATCATCCCTCACTTCGGTGAGAGAACAGCGGATGATTTTCCTCACGCCGGAGGAGCAGCGAGCCATCAACAGAGGCTCTGCTGGACTCTCAAAAGATGGAGATCAAAAGCTGCTCGGAAGTTTAGGGTTTTTCACAAACAAAACAACCGGAGCGATAAGTGATAGAAGTGGGACGCTTTTAAACAAACCAGCCATTGAATCCGCAGCGGAAATAGTAGAGAGTCCAGTAGCAGTTCAAACCACCGCAACTAGATTAAACGACCTCCAAAACCGAGCCTCAGCCCCCGGTGTCTCACAAGCAGAAAAAGAAAGACTCGAAACCGTCATTCGTGGACTCAACGCAGAAACACCCGAACAGACCGCAAAGACTCAAATGTCCGACGCACAATCTCAAGCAGAAGCAGCCCGAATAAACAGAGCAAAGAGGGAAGAAGACATCCGAACAAAAGAGGGTGAAGCTGGCAGGATGATCGAGAGAGGACAGGGAGCACTCCTACAGGCTAAAGGCGGACGAGAAGGTGTCCAGTCCTCCACAACCGCAGGAATCATCGCAGCATCAAAAACAGGAGGAGAAAAACTACTCTCCCAAGCAATCTCCGCCGATCCTGAAATCAACAGACTAAACGCGATTGAGAGCGGAAACATCGCCAAAGTCAACGCTCTTTCAGAAGCCATAAAAACAACAAGATTTGATCGTGCTGAAGATGTCCTCGCGTTGCAAGATCAATTTGAAGACCTCCAAAAAGAACTAACAGCTAACGCCACAGACAAAGCATTAAAAACAATCACCCAACTAGGCTCATCAGTCGCTCAATTCGATGTGAATGATTTTGTCGATTTCGCAGTCGCTCAAGGACTCGACCCAACAGTCGCCAAAGCAATTCACTCGGACAATGTAGCTCTCGCCCTAGCTCAAAAGAGCAAAGACGAAACAGCAATCCAACAGGCAGAAGCTACTCTCCAAAAAACCCTAGCAGACATTGCTCAGGTCGGAGTAAGCGATACAGATAAAACGGTAGCGGCATTACAGCGACTCCTAAACGCTGGTACGATCACACAGGAACAATTCAGTGCGGCGGTCCAAGAAGAAATAGGGATTGGCGCAGATCCGACAAAGCTCGGATTCACAACTGTTAACGGTAAATTATACTCTACCGATCCAAAAACAGGCAAAGCCACTTTAGCCGCAACTGACGAAAACAATAACCCAATCGCTCCAGCATTCAGTCAGGTAGGGAATGGTCAAATTACTTATAATTACGGATCTGCTAGTTTGAATGCTGGTGATAATCCTTTATTGCAAAATGGTAAATTTGGAACTCCGGGCATAGATATTGATGGAAACACTGGCGATGTTATTCAAGCATTTGTGAGTGGCACGGTTACTTCTGTTGCCAATGATAATGGATATGGGAATCAAGTTATTGTTACAGACGAACAAGGAAATCAGCATATGTACTCTCATCTTCGTGAAATTCCTGAATTTCTCGCAGAAGGTCAAACTGTTACTGACGGAATGGTTCTAGGATATATGGGGAATACTGGATCGGTATTCGGAATTGAAGGTAATCGTCCAGGCGCAGGAGACACAGAAACAGGAAGTCATCTTGATTACCGGATTAAAGGGCAGCCAGTTATGCAGCCAAATGGTCAAAGCTCTGCATGGATTAACCCAAATGTATTTATAGCCAATAAGCCAGTTGACTTTAAAGAAGAATTGATTCCACTTTATAAAAAGTTTGGAACAGAAGGACTAGCCGCAGCTGATTGGACCGCTATCGACAAGATGGGGATTTCACCAGAAGACTTTGCGAAACAAGCTCTTGCCAGCGCAACTACATCCGACGAAGACCAAGCGAGGATAACATTTGCCGAAGACTTGATAGAGAAAGCTCAAGTTCTTAAAAACTTCAAAGCTCTTGCAGCTAAAAAAGACAAATCAACATTTGGTATTCCGGGACTTGGTGGTGAACTCATTGATCCAAGAACTACTGCTGCTCTCGCACCATTTGGTCTTACATTACCGTTTTCAGAATCAAGAAACTTCAAAGTAGCTTTTGATGCTTTCATCTCAAAACTATCTTTAGACAATTTAGTTCAATTAAAATCTCAAGGTGCAACATTCGGAGCTTTGTCTGACAACGAGTTAAGGTTTATTACAAATGCTGCTTCTAAATTAAATATTGGTATGGGAGAAGCTGATTTCCAAGAGGAGTTAAGCAAACTTATTTTAATATTTGAGTCAGCTATTCCAAATTTAGAACGCTCATCACTTGCAACCGGGACAGAAGAAACACCAACAGAATTTGCAGATAATTTTGTTGATAATTATCCAGTATCTAATCCGCAATTCTTTGGGTCTGAACCACAGAAAGAAGAAGCTGCTCCTAAAATTCAACCAACTACATAATGCCAACAATACAACAAATTCTCGACGATGCAAAAGCAAATCCTAATACCCCCCAAGCTACACAGCTTAGAGAAGTGATAGAATCTGGTGCTTTGGATGAAAGAGCCGCTGTAGAAGGTGTGCAACTTCCTGGACGACCGAAGCCAGCGGTTCAAAGAAAACAGATAGAATCTGGCGCAGAAAAGAATATTTTTCAAAAGGCTGCTGCTGGAATTTCTGAATCTTTTAAGTCTGGACAGGAACGATTAGTCAAAGGAGCTGAATTGATAAGTGATGATTCTGGTAAGCCATTTGTACCAGGGAAAGAAGAGATCAACACTGATGTTCTCGGACCGCGCACACTCGAAGGTTTGAGAAAACAGCCTGATTACGCTGATAATTATTACGAAACTGGTGCTGATGCTTTACCTGAATTTGAAGCGTTCGCTGCTGAGAAAGCGTTACCAGCGGGTACACAACCAGGAAGAGCCAAAGATGAAGGTGCTTTGAATAGAAAATTTGTTGGAGCAACAGAGGCTGCTCTTGGTGCAGCTGAGGTAATCTTTTCTCCTCTTATTGGAGCTTTTGGCGCAGCGGTACAAGACATATCTGGTGAAGTCATGAAAAATGTTAAAAACGATCAATTTGAGTGGTATCTTAAAAAAGGAGCGACAGAAGAAGAAGCCGGAGAAGCTGTTGAGTCTGATTTGAAAAACCTAGAAACAAAATTCGAGCCAATAAAAGATTTTATTGAAAAACATCCTGGTCTTGTTAATACAGCAGAAATTGGTCTTTGGTTGTGGACAGGTGGAAAGTCAAAAGCAGTTGCATCATCCGCAGAGAAAAAATTATTGAAGTTAGGAGATGATTTATTGCCACCACCAGGAGGTCCAAGTGGAAGTGGTGCTGTTGCTGATTTTAAACAATTTGTAAAAGAGTTCAGACCAATCACAAAAGCCGAAGCAGTCGTAAAAGAAACTGGCTTTATCCAAATCGGAAAGCAGAAAATCCCTACTTCAAAACCAACCGTGTCAGGTGGGATTCTCCAGAGTATGCACAAACCAATTCCTACTAAGGCACAGGCTTTTGCTGAGTCGTCTGGTAAACCAATGGGTGAATGGCTTGTGGAAAGAGGAATTATTGACACTCCCGAGAACACAGTTAAGAAGCTTTTTGATAGATTTACAAAATCCAAGTCTCAAGCTGATATTGGATTTGAGGCGATTCCTGGCAGATTCCAAGACCCTATTTTGTCTAAAGTTGCAAATGAACTTTTGATCCTAGAAAGAGAGATTGCTAAAAAAGGTGCTGCATCGGCAGATAAGAAATTTATTGAACATCTGGCAAATAGTCTTCAAGAAGGAGGACTTACAATGCCAGAGATAAACTCTCTGAAAAGACTTTATGGTAGAAAAGTAAAAACTGAGTTTGTGAAAGATTCGACAAAAACCAGTACAGAAATTCAAGCTAAAACTAATGTAGATAATAGTTTAAGGAAATGGCAATCAGGAAAAGCAGAAGAATTAGGATTTGATGATCTGGCTGCCATCAACATAGAAACAATGCAGTCTCGGGCAGTAATGGATGCGATAGGTGAAAGATTCTTGCGAAAGCAGAGCAACAACGCGGTTAGTTTAACTGATTGGATTGTTGCATCTGGAGGTGCTGCTAATCCTGCTTTCTTTGGTGCTTTGTTTGGAAAAAAACTTGTAAGTGCGGATGCGTTTCAAGCTCTCTTCGCAAAAGCATTAGCCAAAAAAGCAACGGTCGGTGAACCAGCAATAACTTCTCTC